CAAACCCCACCGTTCCGCAATAGCCTGCATACTGTAACTATTGTGGAGTTCGCAAATCAGGGGATCCGCAATCTGTATGTCGCGGAAATAACGAACCCGTTCAAACCGGATGTTTTCTGCAGCCAAAAAGTCCAAATCGTAGGAGAGATTAGCCCCTACGAGATCCCCCGCAAACACTTTTGCCTGGGTGCGGAGATAGGTTAACACGCCTTCCACGGGGAGATTACCCCCACCATCATGCCTGATGGGCAAATACCCACTAGGACCATCCTCAATAGCAAAACTAATACCTATGATGTAGCTATTCGGACGGCGACCTGCTCCTGGCCCAAGCCTGCTTAAGTCTGGGTCTCGCGTCTCGCAATCAATAGCAACCCGTTTAGCACCTTCCCACGAAGGCAGCGCATGTAAATCGGGAGCCACCCAATCACTGGAAACGGTAGTGAACAATGGCGGCTGGAAATTCAACATCCGGCCTCCATTTTGCGTAGAAGATTCAGGGCTGCGGTAATTTCCGACTCCGATTTCCAATAAGTGAGAAGACGAACCACTTCGGCCTCATCCCCCGTCAACCCGTTCGCAGCGGCAAACGCTTCTGAAGTAACAACCACAGGAGCAGAACGGGGCTGCAAAATCCCGTTACGGTATAGGTCCTGAATCTTTTCGACATAATGAATGGCTTTTTCGATGTCTTGGCGTGGGTTCTCATGCTTTTTGCGATTACGGGTTATGTACTTAGTCGCACAACCTTCCGTGTAACGAAGGCCGTTTAATTCCACATAGTCCCAATGTTGAATAGGCGAGCGGTAATGCTCGCCCCCTACTTGTTTCTCATTTACGCTCATGGCAGATACGCCTCCTCATTGTCTCTAATGCGAACCAAAGCGGTATTGCCCACGACATCAACGACCTCGCCCAGCGACATACGTCTACCGATCATCCAATCCCAATTCATTTTGTGGCCTCCTTAATCTGTTCTTCGACGTCCTCAAAAAAGTCAGATAAACGATAGTGCGGACGAGCTTTCGCAACAGCGTAAAAAGCGCGAACGGGTTCTGGCAGATTACCCTCTAGGCCCCGCGTTTCTAGCACCGTCTCGCATGCTCTACGCATGGCCGTGACCGCTTCGTTGCCCAGGGCTTCTTCTTCCCGGCACCACAGCCACAGGTCCAGGGTGTCGACGGCCTTCAACCAGTTAATGTCTTCCGCTCCAATGTTGGAAAAAAGACCCAAAACCTTTAACACTCTCTGTTCGGCATTTTCGAACGATTGTCCAAGCTCGGCGTGGGTCCATTTTACCGGAGCAGGAAGATCACCCACCCACCGTTCTGCGCAATCGTGCCACTGAACCGCTTTGATCAAACCCAACGACGGGTTTGGGTGGAGCAGCAACAGAAGACTCACGGCCCCGTAACTATGTTGGGCCACGTCATATTGACCGTGGTGGGGTATAATGTGGCAACGACGCACCCTTCCGGCTTCTCGGGTTGCCAATACACGGATTAATAGCGCATCACAAGAATGATTACGGGTGTTGCTCATAACACTTCTCCTGCCCCCGTTAATCATACACAACCCCGTCGTCCATCGCCCGAGCTTTCCGAATCTCAAAAGCCGCTTTGCGGCGATTTATCCATTCGATCCCAGCCTTGCGCCAATCCTGAGCAGCCACGTTGGCTAATTCTCCCAGAGCCGCATCAAATCGGCCCGAGTCTGTGCGCTTAAAGGCACGATGGGCCCGCAACATCGGGATCGCAACGCGACAGAAAAACGGGTCACGAAACCCTTCTGCGTCCGGGTCAGTCAAAAACATCATCAGTTCGTTGTTCCAATCTTTTGTCGGAATCGTCACCAGCGGAAAAGGTTTCACTTCTCCAGTCACGTAGGGATCAGGAACCGTTCGACCTGTGAGAGGATCTGCCGCAAAGTCCGCAAGCGAAATAACCTTGCTCAACACATCTTCGTAAGCGTGGAAATTTGCGCTGACCTGGTAATAGGTTCCTTGATCTACCCCCACACTTCTGGCCACATATTCATGGAGATAGCTGAAATGGACAGCGTTAGCTCCATAAGCCCCCCAAATCAAATCGTTCGATCGATTCGTGACCACCATATCCAAGCGCCCATCGCAGGCAATTTGGAATACGGCTTGAAGGTTACAAGGGACATCTTTACCCTGACGACCTAAATCTGCCGAAGTGTCCCACATGGACAAAACTTGGCGACGATCGTTAGGATTTGTTTTTAGACCTTCAATTATCAAGGCCAGTTGATCCATTTGAAAATGGTGGCGCCAGCGGAACCCGTAAGCTCCGTGAAGCGTTTGTCCATCATCTGAATAGTTACGCATGCGCTCCACAAAATTAGCCACGTATTCCACATCATTGCGCCCACCCAACATCCAAAGACTTTCCATCAAATGGAAAAACGGGTTAGCATCCCGTTCTGCCCAAAACACTACTCGTTCGGCAGGGTGCGAATAGACCGTGGTCACTGGCTCCGGAAATACGCGCACCGGGCCGTTGCGAGAATCTCGGCGAACCCCCTCCTTTTTGAGCTGATACAAAGCCTCAGGAAGGGCTTGATGAACATTCCGAACCCTAATTATTCTCATTTGTCCCTCCTTTTAAATGAGTTGAGTGGCCTTGCGCCAGTCGTATTTTGACCGTGTTTGACCCTCCGACAGACGCACGCGCTCGTATTTATCAAATTCGCACAGGGTGTGTTCTACGTCTCGCATTTCAAATCGGGGGCTGTCGTCATCATCAGGCGGCCCAAAAACCTCATTAAATGAGGGCTCGTCTAAGGCGTTTAGCTCAACCATGAGCTTTATCATTTCGTTATTAGCTTGATCAGAACTAAGTCTCTTATTGAGTTCCCGCCCATACAAACGATTAAGCCCACGAATTGCTCCTGGCCCCGCGTTAGCCCATAAATAAATATCCGGTGCATCGGTCAAATAGCGAGTGTGGCGCAGGTCCGTCACCACTTCATAGGCCATAAATGGCCCCCAACCAATATACCGCGGTTGTTGAAATTTGGTCCAGATACTTTTGAGAGTCGGGACTCTTGCTAAGCCGTATTTAGCGGGCTCCAACTCGTACTCCCATTCTTCTCGATCCTCCCACAGCCGACCTAAAACAATTTCTCCGATATATCGGTGCTTAGTCCAATGGTACCAGAAAGCGTTTGGGTTTGATTCTGCTCTCAACAAATACGCTCCCGTGTACACTTTCTCGCCGCGAGCTGCGCGATTCTCTAGACCGGTTGTGATCCAAGACGGCTCAAAATTCGGATGACTGGGCCATCGTTCTGTTTCAATTAGTTCTGCCAGAGTATCTGGCCAATTCACGTATCGAGCGATGGCAAGCATGAACCAAAGATGTCGATGGTCCGCAAAAGGTTTGCGAATGTGCTTATCTATCCAAATTGTGGTGGTGTCGAGTTCCCTAAAAATGTTGCAAAAACGATAATTTTTCAATACCGGGTCAGTCGTCCACGGCCCGGATTTTCCGGCTTTCCTAGCCAAATAAATAGCGTGACGGGCTATCATAAAAGCAACAAAGTCTTTAAAACGTGGAGTCGTCATCATTCACTCCCTAGTTTATTGATTAACGCCAACAAATCTTCGTGGGCCGTTTCCCAATGAACATCGGCCACAATTTCACCTGCGGCCAAAGCCTTGCTCCGGATACGGTTAACTGCGCGGTGTTTCTCAGCCACCACATCTTCTTGAAAGGGTTTTCCGCCGTTGCGAATCCGGACACGCTCCAAACAGACATCTAACGGGGTGTCCAAGAAAGTCCAAACCATCCCGCCCTGATTTCTCGACCACTCCAACCAGGAGTTGAAAACAGAACTAGTTATTATTCCCTCAAACAAAATAGTTCTTACCTCGGGCTTCTTGCCAACCAATTCAATAGCTGCCCGAGCAGCAACTTGAGTCCTGACTCGGTCCAAACCAACGGTTTTGGCTTTAACGGCGGGTGTGTAATCGCCAATCAACGCCAAACCTTCTGGACAATACGTAACCGGTATCGGCTTATGATTGGGGACCGTTACGTAATCCACATAACAACCCGGGTCCGTCGCAAAACTGCGCAATAGTGTAGTCTTCCCGGAACCGTTACACCCACGAACATTAACATATTTCATTGATCCCTCCTTTCTCGGTTAATCAATCTGAACAATGGGAACAATCTTTTTGTTAGGCTGGGTCGGTTCGACGGCTGCTTTAAAATCCAAATACCGTAGAGCCTTTGCCGCACCAAACAACTCTGAGCCACAACGAGGGTTTCCGCCATTATCCTCCGCACAGTACAAACAACCCGAAGGAGCGCATTCTTTGACCTCTTGAAAAAGCTGCGTTACGTCCGTTCGGGTGAACACAGGAACCTTCTGACCGTGACACTGATCCGCCGTCGTCATTTCCCGGCCCAGAGACACCCAAGCCGGTTCATTTGTTTCCGGCTTGCCACGCCGGTATTCATAGCACGTGGCGTAGGTCATTCCCAATTCTGTGGCCCATTTTCGGTACAAATGATGGGCCTCGATTCTGTAAGATTCCGCGACAGTTTTCTGGGCCCCTGCTTGATTCTCCGTGAATAATTCTTCAAAAGCTTTGGTACGTTCAGAGCCAAACCGTTTACGGAGTCGTTCCACGAAAGTCGGAGCCCAACTACAGTTGGTTTCCACAAACTTAACTATGACGTGATTATTCCCTGCCGCAGCTAAACGCTCAAACAGGCAACGAATATCGTCGTGGGTTACGACCCCAGGAATTACCGGGTTAACCTGAATGGACGTGTAAATACCTTGGCGGCGTAATTCCGTTATTTCATACAAATGGTCTTGCAGCGAAATTGCTCCCGGAGATAGTTTATGCCAATCTTGATCATTTCCTGTGTTCAACGATTTCTGGGCATAACTGTAAGGATTCCGCTTCAAGAGGTCGATAGCCCAAGACGGATAACGAAGTCGGCTGAGAAAAAAGATGGGTAAGCCCAATTCCACAAAAGCCTCAGCCCCCTTTTGGGTGTTATGGTAAATGTCCTCAATTGGCAAAAAGGGGTCTGTAAAGCTGGAAAAGTAACCGGCGGCAGCTGTCCGCATTTTTGACAACATGTTGCGTACTTGCTCCCCGTAATTCAGCGGAACGGCAATGAGGCCCGTTCCCCGATAACCCCGGAACCCACTGTTGATGTAACAAAAAGCACAGCCCACGGTACAATAACCGCCGTAGGGTTCTGTCAAAATTGCTTCGCTAAAACAAGGGCGAGCACGAGAGCCCCGCTTATTGTTGTGTTTATCCTGATACCAACCTTGAAGGGGTTTGGCGTTCGGAATACGGACATGAGGCGGGTAGTTAACGTCATTAAAAGCAAGATACACCTTGACCTCTTTCATTGATTCGTCCTTCGCGTTGCGAACCATCCCGACTTTCGCCATGCGAAACTTAGCCCTCATACCTGTTAGCGGATCGTCTTCTTCCTCAATCGGACCCAAAAATTTGCGCTGGTTTGGGTCAGGGCGCATGAAGTAACGGTAAGCCGCGTTGGTTTCTTCGTTTAGCCACGATGCGTGATCCACAGAACTCTCCTCTCCTAAGAAAGGTTAATGGTTTGCCTGAAAAAGTAAAGTAGCGTTAATTGGCTTAGCTCACCGCCCCGCCTTAAGGTGGCGAGCGTTGCGGTCCTTCCGCATTAGGACCCAATATTCCAAAATACAATCGGGCGCGACACGACGGCAAAGTTCCACGGTTCGCTCAACCACTTCCATGCTTTGAGATCATAAAACTCATTACATGGGAAAGGGGCTTTAACCCATCGGGCAGCGTCT